CAACGATATTCTGTCAGTGGAAAGATTGACTCTGGTATTCTTGCTACGTTCTCTGATGTTGCTGTAAATGATCTCATTAAAAACCTTAAAGAAAAGAACTTCCCCGAAGTTCGGAAGTGGGTGGTATCTAATTTGGACAATGATACTACTGTACTTATGCGTCGTATTTACGATGCTCTTTATAATGCCCTTGAAAACAATACTATTCCTGCTGCTGTGCTTGTGCTTGCTAAGTATCAGTATCAGGCTGCCTTCGTGGCCGACCAAGAGATAAATATGCTTGCTTGTCTTACTGAAGTTATGGTGGAGTGTGAATTCAAATGAATGTTAAACTGATGCGTATGTGGTCTGGCGAAGATGTCGTTGCAGACCTGATCGAAGAAAAAGATGACTCCGTAGTCATCTGCAATCCTATTGTTGCTGTTCCTGCTGGTAATGGTCAGATGGGATTTGCTCCTTGGTCTCCTCTTCTTAAAGGTAAAGGTGAGGAACTTGAAATTACTAAAAAGTATATTGTGTATATTGCAGATACGCAAGACCAGATTGAAGAACAATATCAGGAAATGTTCTCTGTTTTAAAAACACCAACTAAGAAATTAGTATTATGAAATACCCAAGACAAAAAAAATCCAGAACATATTATTACTTCTGGGCATTCATGGCACTTACAGTATTCTGTGGACAAATTTATGTTGGATATGGATACCGTCTTATGCATGGAAGTATTCTAGATCTGTTGGATAAGGTTGATGGAGTTTTACTTCATAAGGATGGCACTCCTTATGGGGATATGCTATGAGAGTCAAAACCACACCACAGAATGTGAAAGAGGCAAATGAAGCACTCTTTCGTGCTACAATGAATTTACCCACTGCCGCAAAACACTGCGGTATGACCAATAAGGAAATGAAACTGACCTTTTGGGAGTATTTGAAGTACAACGAACCTGATTATGAAATCCCTGAAATCTCTGAAAACACCTCTTCGGTATCCGGGAGGGAAGTCGAAAGCAATTAAGACTCTTTCTCAGTGGTATCCAAAAGTAATTACTGAGTATCGTGAACCATTCATTGGTGGTGGTTCTATTGCCATTGATGTAACCAAGGTAAATCCAGACATTCCTGTTTGGATTAATGATCTGTATGTTCCCCTCTATAACTTCTGGGTACAACTGCGTGATCGTGGACAGGATCTCTCTGAGAGTGTTAGAGAGCAGAAAGAGAAGATGCTTGAAAGTGGCACACAGGAAGAGAAAGATAAGTTCGCAAAAGAATTGTTTAATCAATACGCATCTGAGATTGACTCTTACGACAACTTTCAGAAGGCAGTTGCATTCTTTATCATGAATAAGTGTAGTTATTCTGGTTTGACCGAGAATAGCACTTTCTCACGCACTGCTGCTAACTCTAATTTCTCTTTGGTCGGTGCAGATAAACTAGCTCAGTTTTCTGAAGTAATTAAGAATTGGAAGATTACTAATATTGATTACTCTGAAGTAATGAATGCTGATGGTCTTGAGAATACTTTCGTATTTCTTGATCCTCCTTATGATATCAAAGACTTTCTGTATGGAAAGAATCGTGAGATGCATAAGTCATTTGATCATGAAGTATTTGCCGAAAATGTTTATAAGTGTCCTCACAACTTTATGATTACTTACAATGATAATGAGAGATTGAGAGAATTATACAAAGATTATTATCTTAATGAATGGAAACTTCGTTATTCAATGGTTCATCGCGGTGATAAGAATACTCAGGACAATGTAAAGACTGAACTTCTGGTAACAAACTACGATATTACTGGTAGTGATAATAATGCAATTCTCAATTTACTTCTTGAACTATGACTGAATTGAAAGATTGGCTTAATTCTATCAATCAGACAAAGAAGCATTTGATTGATGAAGATCCTTCATTGGAAAAAGAATATCCTCCTTATATTGTTAACCGTTGTTTCTCCGGACACATCGATACTTTGATGTTTGCCAATGAGATGAATAAGTATAACTTTCTTTCAAAGAAACTACAATATGATTTCTTTATAAATATTGTGAGGAAAAAGAAGAGGTTCTCTCCCTGGCTCCGACAAGATAAGATCAAAGATCTTGATTATGTCAAACGTTATTATGGTTATAGTAATGAAAAGGCAAAACAAGCTTTGAAGATTCTAACTAAAGAACAACTTACATTTATTAAATCAAAATTTGATACTGGAGGATCGAAATGAGTGTTGTTAAAGAGACTGAAGTGAAATGGTCACCAGATCAAATGGTGGAAGTGGTTCTCAGTGAACCAGATGACTTCTTAAAAGTGCGTGAAACTTTGACTCGTATCGGAGTCGCATCTAGGAAAGAGAAGAAAATCTATCAGTCCTGTCATATTCTTCATAAGCAAGGTAGATACTTTCTTGTGCATTTCAAGGAATTGTTTGCACTTGATGGCAAACATGCAAACTTGACACAGAACGATGTCCAACGTCGGAACCGTATTGCTCAACTGCTTGCTGATTGGGGTCTTATTGGTATCGTTAACGTAGAAAAGATTCAAGATATTGCACCACTTAATCAGATCAAGGTTTTGGCATATAAGGATAAGCAAGACTGGATTCTTGAGACCAAGTACAATATTGGTTCTAAGAAGAAGAGAACAGAGGAAACCGAATAAATAAACGTGCGATCTTTCGTGCGGTCGATTCAAAAGTCGGAAACCCGCAGACCCCTTGACAGGGGTCTTTTTTTGTGCTATAAATAAACCAGTTCCGTAAGGCATGTAACACTGCTAGGAACTACAAAAACACTACGGAGAATATCCATGGCAAAGCTCACTCAACCGCTTGCGGCGGTTATGAATGTCCTGTCCCTTGTAGCTGGATTTATCGCACAAGGTATTTCAGGAATACGAAAAAGATTTACTCAAGACGACTTTCTTCCTGTCGTCTATGTTCCTATCAAAGACCTCAACGTTGATCCCAAGTATCAGAGATTAATCAACCTTGGGTTTATCAAGAAAGCGAAGGAGTTTGACCCCCTTCTTGTTAAACCTCTCTCGGTCTTCCAACGTCCAAACGGCGACAAGATGGTTGTCGATGGACAGCACACTACAGTTCTTGCAGCAACTTATGTTGAGAACCCTGAGGAATTTAAACTTCCCTGTCAGATTCAAGTTCATCCCGCTGACTTTACCATTGCTCAGTGTGAAAAAGCAGAAGCAGAATACTTCAAGCGTTTCAATTCACTCCGAAATACTGTAAGTGCAGTTGCAAAATTGCGTGCTGACATTGCACAAGGTGCTAAGTATGCTATGGCTATTGAAGAGAGTTTTCAAAGTCTCAATGTTCATGTTGAGGGTATTGGTGCTACTGATAATGGCAGCAACGCTGTTTATGGTTATGACAAACTCAAAGTTGCTATTGGTAAGTATGGTAATACTTTGGTCAAAACTGCTGTGGATGCATACAAAACTCACAACACCACAGACGGTAACAAGTGGACACAACCACTTAACGGTGGTATGATCCTTGGTCTTGCTGCAACCTATCACTTCCTTGATAATTATGTGGGTGATGGTAAGAAGCGTGAGGGTTTCCTTGAGTTTCTCAACAATCGTCTCGCTAAGCGTTCTGTTGACAAGTATATCTTGAAGACTGCTGGTCCTCAAATGGATGTTTTAATTCTTGAGAATATCCTTGATCAGTACAACAACCTTGTAGAGCAAGATGTTTTGGACTATCCATCCATTGGTATGGAGAAAGAAAACTCTAAATGGAAGGCATGGAAAGAAGATCCTATTCATGGTACTCCTAAGGACGAAGATTCTGAGGACTGATACCCGAAATAAAAAGTGAGGGTTTCCGACCCTCTTTTTTTATGTCTTATGTTACTATATACTTATGGATGCCTTCGGGGTCCACACAATCAAATCTCGCTTTAACAGGAGAAGTACAATGGGAAACCTAATGAAGTATACCGCTTCGGATCTGCCACAACTGCTGGATCGTATAAATAGAAACAGTATTGGTATGGACGAATACTTTGATCGTCTGTTTAATCTGCACGAAACGACGACAAACTATCCTCCATATAATCTAGTCACGGTCAGCAACGTAGAATCGAGACTAGAACTAGCACTAGCAGGATTCAAGAAGAAAGAAGTTTATGTCTACACTCAAGACGGAAAACTTTTTGTCGAAGGGCAAAAAGAAGACAAAGAAACTGGCACCGATTATGTCCACCGAGGAGTGGCTCAGAGATCTTTCACCAGATCTTGGACACTCTCAGATGAAACGGAAGTTAGATCAGTTGTATTTGAG